CAACTGTTAGAAGGTCTGCATCAAGATGAAGCAGAGGTCGTAATCAAAGCAGTAAATAAGAATTTACATAAAAGATACAAGATCACACAAGCATGTGTGAAAGAAGCATTTCCAGAGATCGTCTGGGGCGGTAGGTCATGAAGGTCTTAGTGCAAGATTGCAACTTAGATAAAGATAACACTAAAGAACTACCTGTCAGTGCTTACGTTGTTGAGTATGTGAAGGACAATCAAACTAAATATGATATCGTAATAGCAGGTCACACTGGTACCGTAGGTATCTTTGACCACTATTGGGATCTATACAAGGAGGGTTTAAAAGGATGGTACCAAGCGAATGGGAGAGTTCCCGCAAGGCAATGGAGATCTATGCAAGAAGTAAACCAAGAAGAGAAGAAGAAAAGGAAGAGAAAATGAAGAGTCCTTTCTATCAATTTAAACAAGGGTTTAAAGATGGCAAGGAAGATGATCAGTACTATCAAGAACTAGGTTCCAAGTTCGTTGATAATATGTTGGGAGTAATATTTGCACCCTTCATTGTGTGGGGAGCATGGAACCTATGTATTCCTGCTCTCTTTGGACTACCACCTATAGGATATCTTTATTCTTTAGGACTATATGTATTAATCAAGATTCTTAAATGAGCAAAGTCTGTTTCGTATCCGTCACCCCTGACGCTGAAAAAACTATAGGGTACATCGCAAGAGTATCCAACCCTAACAACCAAGACAACCCTAAGGTTGAGAAGTTGTTGGAGTATTGTATTAAGCATGGACATTGGTCTATCTTTGAGCAAGCACACATGACACTGGAGATTAATACCTCTCGTGCTATTGGTGCACAAATTCTTAGACATAGATCATTTACATTCCAAGAGTTCTCTCAACGCTATGCGAATACAGAACTACTTGGCACTAACATACCACTCCCAGACTTGAGGAGACAGGATGAAAAGAACAGACAAAATTCTATTGATGACCTAGATGAAAAACAAGTTGCGTTCTTACAGGGGAGGATCTCGCAGTACTTCGCTGAAGGAATTGATTTATACAGCGAACTTATTCGTGAGGGGGTTGCGAAGGAATGTGCGAGAATGGTTCTCCCACTAGCAACACCTACCAGAATCTATATGACAGGAAGTGCACGTTCTTGGATGCACTATATAACATTACGCACTGCTAATGGTACACAGAAGGAGCACATGGACATAGCAAACCTATGTCGTGATCACTTCATCTGTAACTTCCCTACTGTTGCTAAAGCAATGGGGTGGTGTCCTACAGTAGAAGACTGTGATTGTAATGACTATTGGAACGACCTACAACCTTGTTTAAGGATAGACTAATGCCTAACTACGATTTTAGAAACAAAGAAACAGGTGAGATCATAGAAGTATCCATGTCTATGACTGCTCTCGATAAATATAAAGAGGAGCACCCAGAATTAGAAAGATACTTTGGCAATCAAATCCCACATCATCTTTACGGAAACCCCAAGCAATCAGATGGATTTAAGGAAGTCATGTCCAAGATCCAGAATGCACATCCGAAAGCTAACTTGAGTAACTACACATAATGCCAAGAAAAAGAAAGAACGGTGGTACTCCGATAGCGGCCATGTCATCGAAACAAATCCGAAGAGCAAAACCTATTAACATTGACCACCTCAAGACGATTGAGCCTTTAACGGAGAATCAGAAGAGAGTCTTTGAGTCTTACAAGGAAGGAAAGAACCTTGTACTACATGGTGCTGCAGGTACAGGTAAGACATTCATTAGTTTATATCTTGCACTCGAACAGATCTTAGATCTATCTTCTCCTTACGAGAAGATCTACATGGTTCGATCACTCGTACCTACTAGAGAGATTGGTTTCTTACCAGGTGACCACGAGGATAAGAGTAACCTGTATCAGATACCATACAAGAACATGGTGAAGTACATGTTTGAGATGCCTGATGAATCATCTTTCGAGATGCTTTATGATAACCTAAGGACTCAAGCAACTATTTCTTTCTGGTCTACATCATTCATTAGAGGTACTACATTTGATAGGTGTATCATTATTGTTGATGAGTTCTCCAACCTTAACTTCCATGAGTTAGATAGTATTGTTACTCGTGTTGGTCAGGATTGTAAGATTATATTCTCTGGAGACTACTCACAATCTGACCTCCTTAAGAACGGAGAACGTCAAGGTGTGTTGGATTTCATGAAGATCTTGCAAACTATGCCATCATTTGATATAATAGAGTTTGGTATAGAAGATATTGTTCGAAGCGGTTTAGTCAGAGAATATCTCGTCAGTAAAATCCAATCAGGACTTGTTTAATGAAGACATTTAATCATGTGGGTGCTGCTAAACCCTTAGCAGAATTAAAAACCCAAAACGTTGAGGGACAAAGGTTCTACAAATCTCCATCAGGCAAGTGGTATCCTTCTGTTACTACTGTGGTTAGTAAACAATCCATAGATGGTATCAAGAAGTGGGAACAAAGGATTGGGTACATGAAGGCAGAGAAGATCAGACGACAATCTGCATGGCGAGGTACTCAATACCATAGTATCGTGGAGTATTATCTTAACAATGAATCTGAAAAAATTAAGGAAAGCGAAGGTCTTCCCCAATTCCTTTTCGGGTCTTCTCGTGAGACTCTTAATCGTATTGATAACATTCATCTGTTGGAAGCTCCTCTCTATTCTGATGATTTGGGTGTGGCTGGTCGTGTGGATTGTATTGCTGAATTTGATAACGAACTGGCTATAATAGACTTTAAGACTACTAATACTCTTAAGAAAACTGAGTGGTTGGAAAAGTATTTCGTACAGGAAGCAGCATATGCATACATGTACTGGGAAAGAACTGGTGTTGAGGTTGATAAACTTGTCACTCTATCTGTAGCAGAGAATGGAGAGATACAAGTAGAACAACGCTACGACAAAGCACCTTACGTTGATACATTATGTGAATGGATTTCAGACTTTAAGATGTCCATGTTAACTGATTGGGCAGTTGAGGAGGGTGCGTGAAAGAATTAGAAGATAACTTTATGACCCAAAGTAAATTCAGTACTTTGGTTGAGCACACCGTACAAGAGAGTAACGGTCTCATCAACTACATAGAAGCAGTAGCAACTGTTTGTGATGAGTATGACATTGAGGTAGAGGTAGTGAATAAACTAATATCTAAACCTCTCAAAGATAAGATTAAAGCAAACGCACAACAACTTAATTGTATTAAGAGAACAAGTAGAGGAGTCCTACCATTATGAGTAACTCAGCAGACGATTTTTTTAAGTCAGAAGTTATAGCAGAGGAGTTGGATGATCTTCAGCAGACCTATACTGATCTGTTAAGAATGTCACAGAACTTTCAGACACTAGATGAAAACGGACAGTTAGAACACATTGAGAAGACACTAGAACTCATTGCAAAACAGAAAGTATTTTATGCTCGACTCAATCTAATGCAACAGCATGTTGACTTGGAAGCAGAGGGAGAAGAGAATGATCTCAAGGCAATCAAGGAAAAGATTGATGCCTGTAGTAGCGTGTACTCAGGAGGTCAGAACCTACTGGCAGTCTTGGATGCCATGGAACAGAAACTGCTGACATGGAGAAAGGGACTACTTGACAAAGCATAAATAATAAGGTACGATTACACAGTACAACAAGCCAAATACAAACATACGGAGAATACAAATGTCATTTGCATCGCTTAAGAAATCCTCAGGTTCAGTTGCAAAACTAACTAAGGAACTCGAAAAACTTAGCAGCAAAGGAGGCGGTAACGGTCCTGACGACAGACTCTGGAAACCAGAAGTCGATAAAGCAGGTAACGGTTACGCTGTAATTAGATTCCTTCCTGCACCTACAGGAGAGGAACTACCATGGGCACAGGTCTGGAGTCATGCATTCCAAGGACCAGGTGGTTGGTACATCGAGAACAGTTTGACTACTCTTGGTCAGAATGATCCTGTCGGTGAACTAAACCGTGTACTATGGAACAGTGGTATTGATTCTGATAAAGATGTAGCAAGGAAGCAGAAGAGAAAACTCTCTTACTTCAGTAACATCTTGGTAGTCAAAGACCCACTACACCCAGAGAATGAAGGTCGTGTCTTCTTGTACAAGTATGGTAAGAAGATCCATGACAAGTTGGTAGAAGCAATGAAACCTCAGTTTGAGGATGAAGAACCCATCAACCCATTCGATTTCTGGAAGGGTGCTGACTTTAAACTTAAGATTGTTAAGCAAGATGGATACTGGAACTATGATCGTTCCGAGTTCGCTTCCCCATCAACACTAGGTGACTATGATGATAGTAAACTGGAAGAGATTTACAACCAAGAATATTCCTTGGTAGAGTTCACAAGTCCTAAGAACTTTAAGTCCTATGAGGATCTTGAGAAGCGTCTCAACCTTGTTCTTGGTAAAGGAAAAGCGAGAGTACAATCTCGTGTAGAGGAGGAAGAACTAGAACTTCCTGTGACAGTTGCAGAAGAGACCCCAACCCCTAGCAAAGGGTTTGGATCTGCGGTAGAATCATTAAAGACAGACGAGGATCCAGACCTCGCATATTTCTCTCGATTAGCAGAGGAGGATTAATGAAACTAGCACTAGCAGCACTTTTATTTGCTAGTCCTGTGGCAGTCTCAGCAGAGTCCTATTACGACGCATCAACTGGTCGTATCTGGGACTCTCAGAGACCCCATACTTGGACAGATTATTCACAACGACCTGCACCTCACAGAGGACCTGATAGTTCTCAAGGTGGACACAGTGTCGATAGAACGTGTTTCCGAGAGGAATATCGTGAAGAGTATACACCTGGTACAGCAGATCAACCAGGATTTATTAGATCATGGCATGAACAAGTCGAAGTACCATGTAAGAATGACTCAGGGTACACAAGACGGACTACTATAGAGTACGATAACAATGATTGTACCGATGGTAAGATTGCAGGTGGTATCTTAGGTGGTGCAGCAGGTGCAGCACTATCAAGAGGAGACGGAAGATGGTGGGCAATACCACTCGGTGTGGTGACTGGTGCTACCATTGGATGTGATATAGACGGAGGGTGATATATTATTCGCCTTTAGAAACTAAAAAACCCCGATAAAAAATTCGGGGTATTTTTTTGTCTGTAGGGTCGATATAAGTATTAATACCTAGTACTGACTACCTGATTGAGTTGATGATGAATCGGTAGTACCTACTGTAACTCCACTAGAGTTAGTACCAGTATTTGTAGTATCTACTGTTCTGACCTGTGCACCAGATTCTGTAGTTTCGACAGTAACAGTTCTATTGACCAATTCCTGTGAGGACGCAAATTCGATAGTTGGTACTGCACCGTAACGAGTAGTATATGTCTCTTTTTGTGTATTAAAGATTTCCTCTACTGCGTTCCATGTCATCTTAACGTCATCAGATCCAACTTCTTCATTTGGAGCATATTTGACTAATCGGTGATATTCTGATCTAAAGTCATTTACGAAAGTTGGCTTTAATAACCAAATCTGCGATTTTTTGTCATTTTCGCTTTTTTCGTATTCATAGTTAGAAACAGGATATGTCATATTTGCGACAATACTGCCATCTGACCTATAATAGCGAAATTCGGAATTTACCTCTAATCCTGCTTTTAGGACGATTTCGCCTTTATCGTTTTTTACCTCATTTGTCTCATAATGGTGAACATCGTCTGCACTGCCATATTTCTTCATAATATATGCATACAGTTCATGCTCGGACATTGGCCATTCTTTATAACAGTTGGTTATATTGTTGCATAGCATGATAATCCAATCAAACTGAGAATTACCATATACCTCTTGAGCAACTTGGTAGGGTTTTACGTCATTACCAATGGTATATTGCTGAAAACCTAAAACCGTGCTTTGTATGTCATCTACAAGTTTAATTCTTCTGAAGATGTTTCTAGCAACGACCCATGGTTCGACATTATTGGATCTTTGACTTTTTATCCTAATTTTTACCTTAGGTAGGTGTCTGAAGTATGCCATTATTTGTTTGTATCCTCCTTCTCACCTTCTTTAAGTGCCTCTAACCCTAATAAAGAATCTTCACCTACATCCAACTGCTTATCACCAGTTTTTGTTCCAGTACCATCCCAAGTGTCTGAGTAACCACTTCCACCTCTAAGTAGATTTCTTGTAATGAATGCAGTTTCATCAAAACTGAGATTTAACTTATAAGCAGCAGGACCATGATCTATCTTTTGTTCCTCAGCTTTAGAACTCATATCTCTAAGACTTGTATGAGATCCACCAGGAGTTAAGTTAACATCCATAGCAGTAAGAACCATTTTCACAGGGAATTGCATAATATATGATAAACCTGCAGGTTCTTTTAGTTTCTCCGTTCCACCATCGATTGATCCAGTTTCGGGTGGATGATATCTAACCATAGACACTTTAAAGAACCTAGGAATAGTTAGATATTGATTACTAGCACCATCCATACCTGGTAGCATGGAATCTCTTAGTATTGTGATAATACTTCTAATTTGATCTACTTCAGCACCGTTTCTTGGTACTAAGTCAAAATCAAAGCTATGACTACGATAGTTAGTACCTTCGAATACTGTCTCTTCGTATGGGTTAAAAACTCTTTGTTTAGTTAATGCTAAAAGTTGATCTCTATTAATATTACCGTCAGAACCTAATGCTTGGTTAGCCATACCGAAAGCACTTGCTATTGAGTTAAAGACTAACTGACCTGCTCCTGTTTGTGCTCCTGACTGTAGTGCTGTAGTTACTTTCTCCAAGTCACCGCCACTTGCTGCTGCATCCATTCCTGCTTGTAATGCACCACCAAACGGTCCTAAGGTTGCCTTATTATATCTTACTTGATAGTTCTCATTGAGAGAATGTGGCATATGTAGATAAATAGAACCATATATACCTGCTTCTGAGGCGGTTCCACCACCAAAAGTACCATATTGATCACCAGTACTACCTACCCATGTATATGGACTGGTCGTTTCTGGATCATAAATGGTTAATTTGAGATAATCAATACTCTTTGCTGGCCACCTACGCCCCTCTCCAATATCTTGATCGGTACTGTTAGGAGCCCTGGATGGAACCAATGGGTACATATATCTTTTATTACTTACAGCCATGGCTTACTCAGGGAAGTTCAGACCTCAAAACTACAAAAAATATAAAGGGGATCCTACAAACATTATTTATAGGAGTTTGTGGGAAAAGAAATTTATGCTATGGTGTGATAAGAATGAAAACATTTTGGAGTGGGGCAGTGAAGAAATCATTATTCCTTACAGGAGTCCTGTGGATAACCGTTTCCATCGGTATTTCCCAGATTTTTATGTTAAGGCAAAGACCAGAAACGGAACCTTATCAAAAAACATTATCGAAATTAAACCTTATGCACAGACTCAGCAACCGAAACGCAATAAGAAGGTTAAGGTGACTAGATCTTATCTTTCAGAGGTTAAGACGTTTGCAGTAAACCAAGCAAAATGGAAAGCAGCAGATGAGTACTGTAAGGATCGTAGAATGAATTTCTTGGTATTAACCGAAAACGAACTCAGGGTATGAGTATTTTTAACGACGTAAAAGATTTAGCGGGCGGTCAACCAAAGAGTAGAGATTGGTACCGTTCACAGCTACTTTATGGTTTACAGGACTATGATGGTGGTTTTAGGACTGGTGACATCATATTCTTCTCATACAGTCCACAGACACCATCACCTCCATTACCATGGTATGACAGATACCCTATGGTGCAGGTAACGGAGAGAGATACCACTAAAGGACAATTTACAGGTGGTAATCTACATTATCTACGACCAAACTTCCGAAGGTCAGTAGGTAAAATGTGGGCAACTGGTGCATATCAATATCCTATGCAGTGCTATCATAAATACTTTATGAATAGTGTATCTAATGCGAAAACTATACCTAGGGAAGAGTTTGTCAATTGGAACCCCTTACCACTCGAACAGTTTTGGATTAAAAGAGGTGGTTCTTGGATGGATATACCTAGCAGTCACATATGGAGTAGAGTTTAATGTCTGAATTAGTAAATCAGATAGTTGATGAACTAGATTATAATCCTAATTATTTCGAGACTTTTAGGGAAGCTATTGCTATGGGTCATTTAGAACCCGCACGCAATAACCTCTATGAGTTTAGAATGAACATACCTGTGTGTATGGCACCTGACCAAGTAGGTATTCCTAATCAAGCATGGTTAAAAGCAGATTCAGGTGGTAATAATATTAGAAAAAATATGAATCTGTTTGCACAGAATATAACAATCCCATCTAGAAATGTAACAACTTCAGAAGTACATGTACATGGAATGAACCGTAGTTATGCTAGTGGACAGTCACCAACAGATTTAGAAGTAAGTTTTATAGTAACAAAGGATAACCAACATAGAGCATTTTTTGAGCAATGGATGCACAATTGTGCTTCTGATGCAGATAATACTGTAGGTTTCTATGACCAGTATGTGTGTGATGTAGATATAGTAAAGTGGGAAAGTGGATCTAACTCTTGGTTGACTAAGATAGAAAAAGAAGGTGCCACAGAAAGAATGTTTAAGTTTAGAATGAACCAAGCGACTGCAGTTTATAGGTGTTTTGGTGTATTTCCAAAGAATATTGGAACTCTCACATTAAATAATGAGGCTAGATCTATTATGGAACTCACTGTAAGTTTCCAGATGGAGAGATATAGATTTGACACTATCAACGTTGATGGTCTTAAATCTTCTACACCTAAAAGAGAGTATACTGCTGCTGATCTACCTAATCCTGGAGGATTCCAACGATATGGTGTCTAAATAAAAATATCGTAATAGATTAAATTATGCCTTTACCCAAACTTGCAGTGCCTGACTATGACTGCGTACTACCTGTTAGTGGTACAAAAGTCAGTTATAGACCGTTTCTTGTGAAAGAGGAGAAATTGCTTTACATTGCAATGGAAACCCAAGATGAGAAAGAAATGGCAAAAGCAGTTAAGAATATTCTTAAAGCATGTACAGACTTAAAGAATATTGATAAACTGCCTACTTTCGAAATTGAGTACTTATTTTTGAGAATCCGTGCTAAAGCAGTCGGAGAGAAGAGTGAATTTAAAGTAACTTGCCCTGATGATAATAAGACTCAAGTTGATATAGAAGTTAATCTTGAGGAAGTAGAAGTAACAGTACCTAAGGATCATAAGAGGATTCTTACTATAGATGATGATATTAAGATTGAGATGACATATCCATCTCTTAATGCGTTTATTGACCGTAATATGAAGAACGATCCTACCATGGAGGACGTATTTGACTTATCTGCATCATGTATTGATAAAGTATATCAAGGTGATGAGATTTATGATTCCTTTACTAAGCAGGAAGCAATTGATTTCATCGGTGACATGAACCAAGATCAGTTTGGTAAAATCCAAGAGTTCTTTGAGACTATGCCTAAACTAGAGCATACTGTCAAGATCTTTAATCCTAAGACTAAGAAAAAGAGTGATATGAAACTGGAGGGACTAGCAAGTTTTTTCGGGTAGCGTTAATGCATGACAGTCTTGAGAATATGTACAAGACTAACTTCGCATTAATGCAGCATCACAAATATAGTCTTACTGAATTGGAAAATATGATGCCATGGGAGAGGGAAATTTACGTCAGTCTCCTCATCGCTCATATTAATGAGCTCGAGAAAGCTAGAAACTCGGCTAAAAACCAAAATAGAGTAAGTCTCTAATGACAGCAGTAGTAAGAAAATTTATCAAGATCAATCCCGTAAGAGCAACAGAACCCTACGGGAAACAGATTAGAGCTCAGACTATTGCTTACAATAGATTAGGTGGGACACTGACTGGTATTGGTCAGAACCTAGCTAATATAACCAATATGATGGAATTCCAGAATGAATTCCTCACTGAATCATTTCTAAAGAAGAAGAAGGAAGATAAGGAAGAAGTTGATAAGCAACTGGACGAAAGATTAGAAATAGCGGAAGATACAGAGAGAGAAGAAGATTTTAAAGAAGATCAGCTAGCTGAGGAAGCTCAGGAAGTTGATGAAGATGAAGAGAATAAAGAGGGTTTAGAGGAAGCAAAGAAAGCTCCCAAGAAGAAATTCTCTTGGATGGAGGCGTTTTTAAAACCATTCGCACCTCTATTTGGATTTTTAAAGGCTACGGTAGGGACATTTATAAAGTATAAGTTCCTTAAGTGGGTCGGAGATCCGAAGAACCAAAAGACTATGAAGGTCTTCTTCAGCTTCATGAAGTCCTTATTTAAGATGGTCTTTGGACTGGTCAAATTTGGTTCGAACCAGATAATGACTGGTATTGGTAATGTATTTGGTAATAAAGATCCAGGTCAATCTAATTTAGATAAAGCATTCGAAGGAATGTTTGGTATCCTCAGGATTATTGGGGGTATGGCAAGTTTCTGGTTAGCATCTAGGATGTTGATGCCATGGAAACTATTAAGTGATATTAATGCAATGAGAACCATTGGTGTTGCACTGACTGCAGGTGAGTCAGCAGGTGGTGGTCCTGGTATGGGTAATAGAAGAAATCCAAATAAACCAAAGGGTAGAAATTATAAGAGTTTAGCAGATCGTCTTCGCAGTACTCGTAGGAAACTACAGATTGCGACGGAGAAGTTTAAAAGAGGATTAGGTAATAAAATAAATCAAGCTAAGAACCTTGGTAAGAATATTTGGAAGACTGGTAAAAACCTCTTCCAGAAAGGTATGAAACTCTTCCAGAGTAAACCTGGTACTGGTGGTGGTTGGTTTAAAGGTCTTAGAGGTAACATTGCTAATATGTGGAAGAATGTCTCTGGTAAAGCGGGAGACGCATGGAATTTTATAGGTAAACAAGGTAAGAAGTTCTTAACTTGGGCTGATGACTTTGGTAAGCAAATGCTGAAAAATGTTGATGATGTTATTGGTGGTATACAAGCTAAAGCTGGTGCTTGGGCTAAGAAGATTGGTGATATTGTAGAACTTGCTAAGAACCCTGCAAAATTAGTAGAGAAGGTCAAGGCTCTACTTAATCCCAAGATGGATAAACTGCTTAAGCAGAATAAAACTATGGCAAAGCTCCTAGAACTTGGCAAGGATCCAAAGAAGATCAAGGATGCCATCGAAGGTATGATGAAAGGGGCAAAGACGAATAAGAATCTATTAAAACTTCAGAAGGGATTAACCAACGCCAAAGCAATGAAGATTGGTGGTCTTGATGCAATCATTGCTGCCATCTTGGGAGTCATTAATTATACAATGTTAGGTGAATCTCCTATCAATGCTCTTGTAAATGCATTATCTGGACTTGTGGGTTATACTGCAGGTTTTGCGATTGGTGCTCCGTTTGGTGGTGCACCAGGTTTCATTACTGGTATGGCAGGTGCTTGGGTTGGTGAACAGATAGGTAAGGTAATATTATCTGGTTTAGCTAAGACAGGGTTAGACAAAGTAACAGATCCTATAATGGGTGATAGACCGCTTGTAAGAGATCCTTTCGGTGGTGATTCTGGAGGAGAGGGAGAGGGAGATGGAGAGAAATCCGATTTAGAATTACAACTTGAGCGAGAGGATGCTGAGGACAGAGAGCTTATGTTGCATCCTTATGATAGGAGGAATGTAGATGTTTCAGCATTTGGTGGTGAAGAAGGTAAACTCTATACTCTTAGAGAACTCCTTACGATGGAACAGGAGGGTGTTGATTTTGCGATAGCGTATCTCGAAGCGAGAAGGGGTGCCCTTAAGGATATGAAAGAATCTGGTATGGGCAGTGAAGGTTCATACACTTGGTCATCTAGAACAGAGATGACCAATGAAAAGGGTGAAACGATAGTTGTAACGGATTCTTATGATTCTAAGAAAATGATCGGTGGTCTTGTTCCTTTTGTTAAGGATATTAAGACCTTTAAAGATAACAAGATCATGAATTGGATGAAAGAAGAGGGTGGAGAATTCATTAGAAATGCATTCGAGACTGGAAAAGAAGGTCTAAAACAGTTAGTTACTGGTGACATGGAAGGTCTTAGGGAAACTACTTCCAATGTATCCGAAAAACTTGGTGGATTTGCAATAAATATAAAGGAGATTGTCGCATCTAAATTAGAGAAGGTTAACAAACCTACTACAGTTAAGAAGACTAATACTAATACACAAATAATTGTTGCTAGACAGCAAGTACTTGTGAATAAAGGTATTACTAAAGCACCTCGTAAGGTAGTTTATGCATCTACCCCAACTATGGTTAACCGTCAGATGAGAGTATAGTATGGCAAAAGCACCAAAAGCACGATTATATAAGATGATAACTCCACCAACGGTGAAGGGTGGAATTACTGTGAAAGTTGGTGGTAAGACAGTTGCTGGTCCTATGGATGGTATGACCACCATGATAAAGGCAACTAATAGTATAGGTGCCACTACTAATAGCATTGCTATCATTGTACAGAAGATGAATGAATCTTTTGCTACACAGATGAAGATGCAAATACAGCAACAACAAGAATTAGCAGATGCAAGAGAAGAAGGAGTACAAAGATTAATAGATCAGAGAAGGGAAGAGCAAGACGATATAAACAGAAAAAAAGATAAACAAGATGATTTAGATGCAGAGAATAAGCAGGAGGGTCAAGGAACATCACTTTCGTATAAAGCAGGTGCCATGGTTGGTGCTGTTTCTAATGCATTTGGTTTCTTCGAAGGTATTGCAAGGTTCTTAGGAAATGTCTTTAAAACAATTGTTAGTTATGCAATACTGAAATGGATTGCTAATCCTGAGAACACCAAGAAAGTCAAGAAGATGATAGAGGGTGTTGCTAATATTGGTAAGTTCTTACTTAAAGTTGCAGGTTGGATAGTCAACATGGGACTGGGTGGACTGGGTGATTTCATGGAAAACCCCTTGAGTTTTAAAGGTATATTTGGTATAGTAAAATTCATAACTGCATTGGGTTTATTCTTCGCACCTGCAAAGATGGCGAAGTTGGGACTGAAGGCAGTCATGTCTCTTTTTAAAGGTGGTAAACTCTTTACGATAATTGGAGATATGATGAAGAACCTGATGAAGGTTTTTAAAGGTATAGTAGCGTTCTGTGCTGCTAGACCTAGAGCAGCTCTCATCTTAGGAGGTGCTATACTTGCTACATGGGGTCTAAAAGCACTACTTGATAAGGATGAAGAAGCAGCAGGAGACGAATTAGAAAAGGATGACAAAGAACAAAAAAATAATGATAAAAAGAATTGGTTTGGTAAATTATTTGGTGGGAATAAAGATGACAAAAAGGAAGAAACACCAGAGAAAGGATCAGAAGAATCTTATGAGCAATGGAGACGAAATTATGATGCTTCCGATACAACTATACATGGTTTAAAAGAAGGTGATGAAGGTTTTGAGGATGCATTAAAGAAAAGTTGGATGGGGGAGCAACAGAATCAAATAGAAGGCAACTCCGCAAGAATTACTGGTAAAGAAGCAGAAGGATTAAAATTCGATGATGGAACAGAAGGAAAGCCAGAAATGGCAAAAGGTGGATGGATATCAGGTCCTCAATCTGGTTATCCCGTCAGTCTTGATGGTGGCAAATCAACTGCCTTCATTGGGCATGGAACAGAGTATGTTGCTGCTCCCAAAGCAGCAAGCGGGGGTGCTTTCGTAGTACCGTTTGATACTCCCGCAACTAGAAGAGATCCAAGTCTGACTGGTAGAAGGATGAATGAAGCAGGTAGAATGGGATTTGGACTACCTGGATTTTCTATGGGTGGACTCTTAGACTTTATTGCTAAGGGTGAAGGTGGATATAACTCCATGAACCAAGGTACTATGTTTGGTCGTATTATTGGTAGTACTCATGATGCAAAATCAAAACTTGGTAAGAACCTGACTGACATGTCTCTTGCTGAGGTTATGGGATTTCAGAGAGATAAGAAATTATTTGCTGCAGGTCGTTATCAGATCATACCTAGTACTATGAGCTGGATCGTTAATAAAATGAAGATCCCTAAGCAATCAATCTACAATACGTCATTACAGGATAAGATGGGTGAAGGTCTCATACAATATAAGAGACCATATGCTTGGAATTATATTAAAGGTAAGCACGATGATGAGCGTGGTGCGATGCTTGCACTAGCAAGAGAGTGGGCTTCTTTACCACATCCTGATACAGGTAAATCTGTTTATGGTGGTGGTAACAAGGCACTTCATAGTGTTGAGGAAGTTAGAGACGCACTTAATAAAGCAAGAGGTACTGCAGGTACTAAAACAGAGCAGGAACCAAGTAGACTACAGAAGTTATGGCAGGGAATAAAGGATAGATTCGGTAATAAAGATCAAGTTCAGGCTGACCCTAAACAGACATCAGTCAATAGTGGTAGCACTATAGATAATAATGCTGTGACAGAAGAAATCTCTACTGGTAGTGGAGACGGAAATGTTTCAGTTACTACGGGTGATGTGGCTCCAATCGAAGCTGGTAGTGGACAAAATCCAACAGATATGAAACCTGATCCACCCATATTCATTGACAATAAGTATGAACCACCAGCTAATGATTATTTCCGTACTAGATATGGAATGATGGCAGAAGCAAACACCGAACCAGTTGAGATGTTCTAATGGCGACACAAGACGCAAAAGAGTTTAGAATACATGATGCTTACGTTGTATTAAATGGCGAGAAGTTTGATATCCAACCAATGATCGCTGAGTTTCAGTGGTATGAGACTATAGATTCTCCATTTATTCGTTGTGATATTAGTATCTTGGATACCATTCAGTTTGGTGACAACTTGTTTGGTGATGAAATGGTTAAGCTATCTTTTGAGACATATGCAGGTGTCACACCTGATAATAGAAATCAAAAAGATCCCGAAAGAGAAGTTATAGACCATGACCTACAGATATACAAAATTGGATCAGTGGTTAAAAGTGAAAGAAAGAAAGCATATATCCTACACTGTGCATCACCCGAAGTATATTTAAACGAAGCTAATAGAACGTTTGGTGGGTATGGTCCTTATGCTAAGAGACCAGAGGTAGTTAAAGAAGTAATTAAGAACAAATTAAAAGGTTCTGCTAAGATCAAACATCCCAATGCATTAGAAGCACATAGTAATATTAATTTCGTATCACCTAACTGGAGACCTGTTGACTGTATTGGTTACATGACTGATAAGGTGGTTAGAAAAGAATCTAAAGGTGGTGCAGGTGGTAAGAAAGTATCACAGTCAGGATTTTTCTTCTATGAGAATAGGTTTGGGTTTAACTTTCATAGTATTGACTACCTATGTGAGCAAGAGTCTGTAGAGAAGTACACTTATAGACAGTCAAACATAGAAGGTTCCAGTCGTGGTGATAATGCTTATCGTATTGAGGATATAATATATCCAGAAAGAATGAATCATCTGGATAAGATGAGGTCAGGATTATATAAGAGTATTAGTTATGGTATTACTATTCCTGCTATCTCTGAGAGTGCAGTTCCTAATACCTCTGCTACTAGCAGTAGTATCTTTGATAGATTATATGAGGTATATAACAATACTAAAGATATTATAGGGGATGCTTTTAACCCAGATAAAGCGAAGTCTCTCAATGATACTGAGTTCCAAGACTACTTAGACCAAGGAAAATTCACAACTAATTTTTATAGTGCAGGTGGAGATCCTAAACAGTCATTTAGTATGGATGTTAATGCTAATGCTATGAACTGGAAGAATACTGCTACTCAGATTAAGACAGCAGAAAATCAATCCAAGACAGGTGGTACTAAGTTTCCTCCCGCAATTAATTTCATAGGTAAGATATTTGACATGTCATCTACTTTGGAGGTGGGATTTCCATATGATAAGTCCAAGATAGAAGCATATGAAAACGATCATCCTACTAGGATTAAGGTCAAAGTACTACCAAACTATACACATCAAACAGCAGGTCAGCCCAATAATGGAGCTGATAATGCACCACAAGACATACTTTCAGTTATGAGTTATGCGTCTGCTAGACTGTCATTACTCAACACATTAACCCTAACTATCAAGGTTCCAGGAAATACAGCACTATATGCAGGTGCAGTTATTACTACTGAAATTCCATCTTCCAAACAGACTCCAAACACTGATACTGTAGAATTGGATACCAAATATAGTGGAAAATACCTGATTAAGGGGTTAAAGCACATGTATGATGGTAAGGGTATCACTACACAACTTAATCTTTGCCGAGATTCAGTACCCACTGAGTAATTTTTGTGCTATACTGTACATAAATAGTAGTGTACTATATAAGGTACGAATTATGCATACAATAGAAGAACACATTAAAAAGGACAGAGAACTCCTTGATGACCCTCTTACTAACCCTGCTGCTCGTAGGCACATCAAAGAGGAACTACATGATCTAGAAGAATATGTAGAGCATCATAGAAGTGAGATCGAAGCAGGAGATCACCACGATCCTAACTGTTTAGAACTATTCTGTGATCAACATCCTGACGAACCTGAGTGCTTAGTTTACGACGACTAACAATTAAAAAATGATTGGTGACTATATTGATATTGACGCACCCTATTCTTTTATAGGGGGCGGGGTGATGGAACCTGAAATCATTGATGGATTGTGGGACTTCTGGAATGATCCTGCGATGGAAACGTTGTTTGAGAAAACAGAAGGTCATTGTGGTGGTGTGGGAGAGAAGGTCAATAAGGAAGTCAAAGACTCCATTGACATGACTATACCCCGATATATCAAGGATAAAAGAATTTGCGATTACATAGATGGTCTAGCAGAGATTACGAGAGAATATGTAAACTACTGGCCAATGCTTAGGACTATCCATTGGGATCTGCAGAGTGATTTTAATTTACAGTGGTATCCCAAGGGTGGAGGATTTAAACAGATGCATTGTGAGAGAAACAATGCAGATATAGAAGCGGTCACTCGTGTTATGGCATGGATGACATACTGTAATGATATAGAAGAAGGTGGAGAAACATTATTTGATGTACAACAAGCAAAAGTAAAACCCAAGAAGGGATTGACATTGATCTGGCCAAGTGATTGGACACATTTTCATAAGGGATGCCCTGCACCCAATGAAGAAAAGATGATTATTACAGGATGGTATAACCTTGTTCGATAAATTGATTATTGGTCATTATGAGAATAAGAAACAAGCATACTCAAACCCTACTAAGTGGCCATGGGTAAACATTCTCTACACCAAGATAAAACCTAACGTATTAGAACTCAAGCAGTGGTATAACTACGCAGGGGAGGATGAACCGTACAGACACTACCATATAACTTTCGAATATGATGCACCTGATACGGTTTTCACTAAAGCACATAACCTTTTGATTGATAAAGAGGGATGTGAAATGCAGTGGGGATTCTTCCAAGGTACATGGTATGGCGAAGTAAAAGGTGAGTGTATTGTCAGAGATACAAGAGTCGAAAGTCATGTAGAATTTGATGGCACAAACTACAGGTCATTGGACACTGGATATAACATAGAGACAGGAAAATTTTCTTGGGGTAAAGAACCCTCTGAGGGTTTCTTTACTTTTACTAAGCTAAATAACAGCAGGAAACTAGATTTAACATAATGGTAGCAGCTAAGACTGACTTTACAGGTCGTGATGGATTTAATTGGTGGGTCGGTGAAGTAGAAGATATCAAAGATCCTTCTCAGTTAGGAAGGGTTAAAGTTCGTGTGCTTGGATGGTATACGAGTAATAAGACTGACAAGGATGGTAACTCAGCACATACAGCTGAACTACCTAGAGAATTATTACCTTGGGCAACTGTTTTATTACCTACTGACAAACCACAGACTAAGAACGCAGGTACAACTACTGAATTGCAGGTAGGTTCTAATGTTCTTGGTTTCTTTTTAGATGGAGAAGAGGGTCAGTTACCTTGTGTTATGGGTGCTTTCCGTAGTTTCCGTCATGCTGAGAGATCTAATGAAGGTGGTTCTAGTGGTAATGAACGTGGTACACCAAACCAGTTAGGACGTACACTTATTGCTGATCCTACTGTTGGTGTAGAGATGGCAACTGATACTCCCCAACAGAAGGCAGTTAATAATCAGTTTGCATTGGGTGGTCACCCATTCGCTAAGGTTCAGGGTCAGACACCAGGTTCAGCAGAAGGTGGTGAAGAAGTAGCAAGAGGTGCAGTTTCTAAAGGTGAAGTAGATACACCTGCTAACGTATATACTAA